TAAACTAATTAAGATATATTCTACCCGTGTAGTTAGTGAATTCAAAACATTTATTTGGAGTCATGGTAAACCACAAGCTATGAAAGGCTATCATGATGATTTAATTATGGCTCTTGCTATTTGTTGTTGGGTACGCGATACTGCCCTTCAAGCAAACGCAAGAGAATTAAATTACCAAATGGCTTTTTCAAACGCGATCATAACTTCAAAAATGACTATGAATACACAAGTGCAGGGGCAGATTGGTTACAAAAAAGACAGCTTAATGCAACAAAAAACAGAAGCACAAAGAACTTATGAAGAGTTT